TCGATCAGCAGCTTGTGGACGCCGTAATCATACATCGTCTCTTGAACTTTCTGCACAAGATCGTGGAACTCTAGGCGCTCTGCCCAAGCATACATGAGCATAACCTTGGGGTGCTCTTGCGTGTAGGTTCGTTCAACAGCGGCCATCATCTCGCCGTCAGATGTGATCGATCGAGTTATTTGCGCAGTCTGATCGCCGCCAGACCAAACGCCCCAGACTGTCATGGCGGATGGATCGTTCTCCGCCTTGGTCGTATAGGCGCCATCGACGGCCGCGAGGATGAAATCAAAAGGCGGGTAAGAGGCGCGCTTCCATTCCGGTATCCACTCGCGCTTGATAACGCCGCCAGTTCTAGGACTTGGCAATTGCTGGAATTGAGCGGCTGCCGCCCACGGTCCCATGATGAGCTCATCGCGCGCGACAACCTCTTCTGGGAAGCGCGCCGGGAAGAGGAGCTCGCCCTCTTGTGTGCGCGGGTCTTCAAGACCAAGCATCGACGGCTGCGCCCTGGAAGGGTCGTAGCGCATAGGCAGCATCAGGTAATCGTAGGGCAGATCCCGGTCCAGGATACTGCCGATGATGTCGTCTTCAGCAAGCCTTTGCTGAATCACAACGATGGCTGACTTCTTAGGATTAACGAGTCGCGTCGGGATAGCCTCGAAGAACTGCTGATTCGTAGTGTCTTTGATCTGTTGAGAGGCAGCGTCAGATACCGACAAAAGATCATCGGCTATAATTCTATCCGCACGGGCGCCGGTTATTGAGTTGATGGCGCAGCATTGGCGAAAGCCTGTAAATAGATTCTCGAATTTCTGCTTCTGATTCTGATCCTTCGCCAAGGGGACGGGCCACCGCTTTTGATACCAATCTGATTCGATCAGCCGGCGCATTTTGAGGCCATCGCGGATCGCAAGCTCTTGGCTATGCGATACGCAAATGTATCGAGTGTGCGGCATTTTGCATGGCCCCCACTCAAAGGCAGGCCAGAACACGTTGACCATGAGGGACTTCATTGAACCCGGTGGAACAGCAATCATCAGGCGATTATAGATCGAGCCATCCTCTAGCTCATCGCCAAAAGTCACGGCCATCAAAGCTTCAGCGATATAGTCGATGTGCCAACCGTGGCTATATTCCGCTCCCGGCTCTATAACTTGCCATGCGCGCTTGATGAACTCAACGAGATTGCCTTCGCAAGCTTCTCGATCGTCGGAGATAATGAGGCGCTCTAAAAGATCGTCAGGATCTTCGCCCATAAAGATATCATTGGGCGAGACATGCTTATTCATCGCATTCCCCTCAATGCGTCGTCTTCTGCGACCAGCATGTATTGCCGTCCTGCTCTGCCTGCTCCATGCTGGATACGACAACCATCATGACGACAGCAAGCGCCTGGTCTGCGCTCTTGCGGCTCAGAAATCCTTCTGAGATCACAAACGCAAGAACGGCCGCCAAAGCCTGCAAAGCCTCCATTGGGTCGTTTGCAACTTCATCAACGGAGCCAAGCATCTTATTCGCAAGATCCTCAATGCGCTCCCTGGCGTCAGGCGCCAGATCGTTGTGAGGATCACTAATGTTAAACATCAGCTGCTCATTTCGATGCAGCCTTGGCCGCCATGATAAGATCGCGCAAGGCGTTGCGCTGTTCCGCCGACAAGGCGTCGGTATCGATCGCTTTCGTCTCAACCTGGACCGCGCCGCCATTGGCGCCCGTCATCTCGTTAACCCGGCGCTCAGTGTAGTCTTCGCGGAAACGCGCCTGGGCGCTTTTGATCCAAAGATTAGCGTTAAACTCGCGCGAGCGAAGGCCGGCCATGCCTTGCCGCTCCCACCAGGACTGCTCAAAAGTCTTGGCGCGCGTGAGCGCGGTAGAAAAATCTGGGAAGGCCGCGCCCCAATCATACATCGACGCCTTATCAACATCGAACTCAGCAGCGATCATTGCGGGACTGTAGCCAAGCTTGCCCATCTCAATTGCGAGATCACAAAACTCTGGGCAATATTTTGATGGACGCCCGACGGGGCGTTTTTCGGGCTTTGCTTTGATCTTAGCGGCAGCGATCTTTTCTCTAATCTGGATAATCGGATCGTTGTCGTTTTCGCTTTCGCTCATGTCCAAACCCTAAGTTGAGGCGACTATATCACAAGCCGCCCCAATTGTTTACTTTAAATAAATTCGCCGTCGATATCGAGATCTGCTGCAAAAGCCGGTTTTACTTTTGTGGCAGACTTTATCGCGGCTGCTCCCAAGGGGGTCGTCGCCAGCATCCCCAGAGCATCCATATAAGTCGCGAGAATAGCTTGCTCCTCTGCGCGCTTCTGGGCGTCTTGCTTTCTGAGCGCGACAACCTTTTTGATAATCTTTGGATCAAATCCATTACTTTTGGCCTCTGCATAAACCTCTTTGATGTCTTCCGCGATTGCCGCCTTTTCCTCTTCGAGCTTCTCGATTCGCTCAACGATGGCCTTAATCTGATTATTTGTCATCAATATCTCCATTTATCTGCTTGCATATATATTCGGCAAACAAGCAGCAGTAGTCGCATGTTTGCTCGCATCGATCGTCTGAGATTGCGCCTGCGAAATTATTATTTTCATCAATCTCAATGTTAAATCTACAAATCGCAGTGGCGACAATATCTCTTAAATATACGCTCATGGCAAGCTGTCCTCTTTTTTAGAAAATGAATTATTTTTCAAAAAACAGCAAATAATGAGTGGAAGGGGGTTTACATCGGAAGTTTCTTCCGCTATAGGTATGAACATTGAAATTGAGATTGATGGAGAGAAAAATGGAATACTTCTTCTACTCAGATAAATCAGCCCGTCACTTCCTTATTCGTTATGATGTCCCATGTGGAGCGTCACTTGTTCAGTTAGATACGGGAATGTGGAAACTTCTTATCAACTTAGATTAATGGCTGGGGCTTCGGCCCCTCCCACCCCTTAACTTTATGGAGATTGATATGGCTACTGCAACATCTTACCTCTACATGCTGGACACTGATTGGGTTGTGACAATAGAATATAACGTCACATCGTATGGCGCTCCTGCTACCTACTGGGACCCAGCCGAAGACGTAGAGTTCGACATTGAGAAGATCTGGATCAGCCAAGACTTAGGCAGCAAGATTGTTCGCCCAGAGTTCGAGTTGACGGGCGCCATGTTTGATCTGGTTGCTGATCTGCCCGTAATCCAAGACGACATCATGCAGCATCTTAACGACATCTACGGCGACGACGAACCAGATTGGGATCTTGATCGTGAAGAGCGCCGCTTAGAGCGCGCTTGGGCGTAATCATAGGGGCTTCGGCCCCTCCTACCTCTAACCTTATGGAGATTGATATGTATGTAATCGAATCACATAAAGACAAAGATCAAAGCATAGTCTTTTACCGCGCTCTGCATGAGGTGACGCAGCGCATGCTAGACAATTGGCTGTATCTTTACCGCGATGATCCTTGCAGAACCTTCAAAATAGTTTCTGGACAAATCGCCCACAAATGGGTTCGCGATGGCGGTTTGCATACAACGGGTCTTTACCTTGATGGAAATTTTATCAGAAAAGCAAAATAATTTAAACGAAGCAGTTGACATCGGAAGTTTCTTCCGGTATATGTATCATTATTGAAATTGAGATTGACGGAGAAACAAAATGGCTAATGTCAAAAACGCCCCAGAAGCTTTCTATTTTAAACGCCACGGGTATTCCCAAACATATCCTTACGTTTTGGTTAAAAAAAGCGATAGCGGCAAAACAGCTACGCTTAAACAGGTTCGCACAAAGAAAGATCCAGAATGGAAACCTACCATGCATCCAGGCGGTTTCTGCGCGCATTGCAGCAATCAAGAAGAACAGACTTGGCTTTACGATGGCGTCAGTGAATGTGAAGTTAGAGTGCGCAAGAATAAAAATGGCATTTGGGTAAACAATGGCGACAAATATACAGAAGATTACAACGGGCCAACTTACTACTATGATTATAATTTTTAACTGAAGGGGCTTCGGCCCCTACCTCCCCTAACCTTATGGAGATTGATATGCTTTCAGTTTTTGAAATGACCCCGAATCAGTTGCGCGCCGCTTTCGGCAAATGCGCCGAATCATTTCACAAGCAAAGAGGCTTGCGCTATCTGCGCCACTACTTTGATATGCTTGAACGTGATGCTGATTACGCCGCCAAGCTTCTTGCTGATGTCCGTCACCATCTAGCCTATGCGAGGGCCTACAAATGAAAATTAACACTTACTACGAAGACTTCACTCGCGAGTGGGTCGCCTATTACGACGACGATGAACCAGATGATGATGGCCGCATGGATCGTGGGTTTGGAAGCACGGAAGAAGAAGCCATTGTTGAGCTCAAAGAAATGTATCCACGGGGAGAAGAATAAAAAAATAAAAAAAGTTTCAGAAGGCAGTTGACAGCGGAAGTTTCTTCCGGTATATCTATCATCATTGAAATTGACTTAGACATGGAGATACAAAATGACGCTTTCTAACTTAGCCCCTCTCGCTGACGCTTACGCTCTCTTGAAGGATCAAGAGACACAGATCAAAGCCCGTGTCGAAGCTGCCAAAAAAGAGATCCTCGCTACTGGCGCCACAGAGATCGACGGCGAAGTCTGCACGGTCGTTATCGACACCAAAAAGGGCGCCAAGACCCTCGACAAAGATGCCGTTACCAAGTTGCTTCTGGAGCTTGGCGCTACCGCAGATCAAGTCGAAGGCTGCTTCAAGTATGGCGCTGAGACCAAGGCGCTTCGCGTCAAGGCTAACCTCAAAGCGGTAGCCTAATGCGCTTCTGGCTTTACTTCATCTTAACCTCCCTCGCTGTAGCAACAGTGGGGGTAGGTTCCGCAATGGTCTTACTCTGGTATCTATTTGGAGATTGATATGCGTATATTCCACAAAGTAACCGTAGCCTATCCCGTCACAACTGACATGGTGTCTGAGCGCACATTTTCTTTTTCAACGCCAGATGATGCGCGTCTGTTTCGCGGCATGGCTGAGAGGCAAGGA